GGTTCGATATCAAGAAAGCCAACGAGGATAAGATGCAGGCCTTCGGCTGGGCATCCATATCCATCGTTGAGAACGGCGAACAGATTGAGGACTGGCAGAGCGACATGATCGACCCGGAGGACCTTGAGAATGCGGCATATGAGTATGTGCTGAACTATCGGGAAAACGGCGAGATGCATGAGCCGGATAAACGCATCGTCGGAACCATCATTGAGTCCGTCGTATTTACGCCTGAGAAAATGGCCGCGATTGGGATCCCGGAAGGGACGCTTCCTATCGGCTGGTGGATAGGCGTCCAGGTATCCGACCCGGATGTCTGGCAGAAGATCAAGGATGGAACCTATTCGATGTTCTCCATCGAGGGCACGGCTGAAAGAGTGCCGGTCGAGGATGAACAGCAGGAAGATCCGGGATTAGAACCGGAGAACGGTGAAACAGGCGCCTGAAAGGGCGCTTTTTTCATATACAAAATTTCAGGAAAGGAGGAACTGAATTGGCAACGAAACTGAAAAACCTGCATGTGACTAAGGTTGATTTCGTAGACGAGGGCGCGAATCCGAGAGCCAACATCAAGATTGCGAAGAGCAAGGACGGTGAGACTGGGGAAGAACCGGAAGAGACGCATGCACAGGAAGATACACCGGCGGAAACCCAGATGGAACCGGAAACAGAACCTTCAGAGGGACTGTTCAAGAGGTTCCTTAAATGGTGGAGAGGCAACAACAGCTCCGTACAGAAGGACGCTGAGAGCTTCACCGACGTGATCAACGAGGCTTCTATTAACGCCATAAGGCGCGAGATCTGGGAGACTACGGACGCCCTTGCGCGATCCTTCAACTCCATCCTGAGTGATGAAGATGCCGACAGCAATACCGCGCAGACCGCCATGGCGCAGAGCCTTGCTCAGTTCAATACCGCTGTCGCAGGCTACATTCCTTCATGGGCAGGAGCCAAGACAGTCGGCATTGAGAAATCCGCCGAACAGCACACAGAAGCAGATCTCCGGATGGACATGATCGCTTATGAAAATCTGGGGAAGATCATAGAGAAATCCAGGGAAAAGAAAGGAGAATTGGACGACATGATCAAAATCGACAAAAGCAAAATGACTCCCGAAGAAAGAGCTCAGTATGAAGAGCTTGTGAAGAAGTACTCCGTCGATGACGGCGTAACCAAGGAAGCTGAAGGAACCGCACCGGAAGCCGATCAGAAGGCACCGGAAACGGTAGAAACACAGAAATCCGCCACCGCTCAGACGGCTCCGGCCGCTCAGAATGACGGTGAGGAAGTTCTCAAGGGTGTTGTCGCTGACCTCAAGAAGCAGATCTCCGGCCTCCAGGATCAGCTGCTCACCCAGCAGCTTTCCGATGTAGCCAAGAGATACGAGCCGCTCGGCAAGAAACCGGAAGAGATGCTCAGCATCCTGAAGAAAGCCAAAGCCGCGAACATGTACGACGAGGTTATCGCCGCATATGACAGCGCTCTGGAAGCTCAGAAATCCTCCGGCATGTTCACCGAGATCGGCAAGAGCACCGAAGGAACAGCAGATCATTCCGACGCCATCGCGAAAGCAAGAAGCGCCGCTGAGGAACTGCGCAAGAGCAACCCGAACATGACTTCTGCACAGGCTCTGGATCAGGTTCTGCTCGGTGATGCGGAACTCAGAAAAGAGTTTGATCAGTAAGAGAAAGGAGAACGAATATGTCTACATTCGAATACGACGGAATTATCAGCACGGCTACATGGGACTTCCTCGCAGCTGAGAAGCTGACTGAGCCGAAGGGTATCGCTCTGGCGCTGACCGAAGATGGCGCAAAGCTTCCAGCGGCTGGCGCTGCCGTTTGCGGAATTGCCATCATCAGCAACCCGGATGAGGTAGCCGCAGGAGAGAGAGTCGATGTCCAGATCAAGGATATCGGCCTTTGGAGAGCAGGCGGTGAGTTTAAAGCCGGAGATCTGCTCGCTACCGACGCCACCGGAAAGGCTGTGAAAGCCGCTACCGGGAACGCAGTTGTAGCCATGGCACTTGAAAACGCGGCCGCAAATGACCTTGTAAAAGTAAAGCTCATTCTTGCCGGCACCGCAGCGTGAAAAGGAGGTAAACGAACATGAGAGACAATCACGCATCCGCAGCTGGAATCGCTGTCGATATCGCTAAAGGCTGGAAGCCGAACCTGTACCTCAGCAATGTGGCAATGGCGTACTTCCAGGAGCCGAGCTTCTATGTAGCACCGGACATCTTCCCGATCTGCCCGGTACCGCAGAGCACCGGCCAGTATTACATCTTCAACAAGGCTGAGCTGGCCAAAGACCAGGTAGGCCGCAAGCCCGCATTCGGCAAGGTAGCTCCGGCTGTGTTCAGCCATGATGAGGATACCTACAAATGCGAGGTGGATCAGGTAATCATCGGCATCGATGATATCGCGACTCTGAACTATCAGAGATCCGGAGCGCCGGCAACCATTGACCCGAGACGCGCAAAGGCGAGACTGTGCGCTGAACAGCAGAAAATCCATCTGGATCACATCTTCGCTGAGAAGTTCTTCAAGGCAGACGCATGGGCGAACGTCAAGACCGGTGCCGCAAGCGCATCCGCTTCTGACGCTTTCGTATACTTCTCTGACGCGAACGCCGACATCATCGGCCTGTTCGATGAGTACAAGAGAGACATCCTCCTGAATGGCAGACGTATGCCGAACCGCCTGACCCTCGGCTATGACGCTTTCGTAGCCATGAAGAACCATCCGCAGTTCCTCGAGAGAGTAACCGGCTCCGGTTCCACTCCGAACCCGGCTCTGGTGAATGAGAACGTCATCGCGGCTGTACTTGGTATCGACCAGGTTAAGGTCCTTTACGGAACCGAGAACAAGGCGAACCTCGGGCAGGCTGCCGACATGGCATTCACGTTCAACTCTAAGGATGCCCTGCTCACCTATACGACTCCGAATCCGTCCGTTGAGGAACCGTCCGCCGGCTATATCTTCACATGGGATATGCTCGGAAACGGCTCCTGGATGACCACGGATGCCTTCGAGGGCGAGCCGGGAACCCATTCCGAGTTCGTTGAAGGCCTGATGGCAACCGGCATGAAGAAGACCTGCGATGATCTCGCGATCTATCTGAGCGGCTGCGTACAGTAAGGAGGAACGGCATGGCATACGTTGTTAAGAAGCCCCTGAGTATCGGGGGCAGACGGAGAGTTGCCGGCGAGGTCCTGCAGGATGACGAGGTAAAAAGCGCTTCCGTCATCCGCTCGGGATATGTCGTGAAGATCGACAGCGGGCTTATCGACGTAGCTGAGCCTGCTCTGAGCGCCAAGGAAGGCAGTTCCAACGATGGCGGTATAAATCTTCCGATCCGTGGAGAAAACGGCTCTGAGAGCACTACCGTGTCTCCTGCGAGCCTTTCCGAAGCTGTGCGCATCATCCAGCTTTCATCGGATAAGGAGGTTGCCGAGATCAACAATATCAGCGACACGACGGTGCTTCTCATCCTTGGAGCACTGGACAAGGGTACGAAAGCCAAAGCGGCGATCAAAGCCCGCGTTGAGGAACTGAAGGAGGAAAGTGCAGGTGAGGCCTGATGGCTAAATCCTACACTTATGAACCTGTGAACGCCGGCACATACGGCAAGGACCGGATGCGCTTCGAACTGGGCGACACCATGGTGGAAGGCGGCGAGGATACCTGCGCGCTGTGCGATGAGGAATACGCGGCGATCATTCCCGATAAGGTCTACACAAAACGGCAGTGGAAGAAGCTGAAGCTCCGGTGCCTTGAAAGCATCATGCACCGGTTCGCGTATGAGCCTGACACCAAGGTCGGCCCTCTGCAGCTGTCGCTCACATCCCGCGCGAAGCTCTGGCAGGACATGTACAACGCTCTGAAGGACGAGCTCTCGAAGAGCGGGGCATCCTCCGCATCGATCCTTCTGAACGCGAACAACCCCGACACCGGAGCGATCACCAGGCCGTACTTCTATAACGGCATGATGAGCCATGAGGAAGAGGAGGGCGAGGATATATGACCCGAGTATTCAGATCCATGTATCTTCGTCCCGGAAACCTCTGGAAGGACTTCCACCTTCTGAGGATGAAATCTTCCAACGTTGAAGGCCGGAAGATTGACCATTTCGTTGACACCGCCGAGATGGTGCGGGGCGTAGTAGCCGAAGCATCTACGGACGAGAGGGAGCGCACGAAGCATCTGTGGGATCAGGATCAGCATTCCCTGACCCACACGATTGTCGTGAGCGGGCGCTGCGGTGCCAGGAAAGGCGATCTTCTCACGAAGGGAGAGACCGCTTATCTGGTGCTTGTCACGGATGATGTCGGGGATCTGGGAGGTGTGACCATGCTCTATGTGGAGCAGAGAAACGATATGAAAGGACTGATGTGAATGAGCCCTGGAGAAGCTGCAAGAGTAATCAGCATCACCGTTCAGCAGGAGGTTGAGAAGATCAAGCAGAACACCGTGAGCCGCTACCCGCAGGCAGCGAATAAGCTTAGGAACGCGGAGCTGCAGGTTCTTCGAGGCCCGTCCCCGTCAGCTCCCGGAAGTCCACCCGGCGTCCGTACCGGAAATCTGCGGCGCAACTGGACGATGGAATTCGGAGGATCTGCCGAAAGCGGGTACTTCGGGATCACCTCCGGCATGTACTATGCCGGATACCTGGAAGATGGCACTTATAAGATGGCCGCGCGTCCCTTCGTGGATCCGATCCAGCAGAAGGCGCTCCCGGAGATCAGAGCCCTGTTCCAGGAGGTAGGAGGTTAAATTGCTGATTGAAGAAGCAACAAAGATCATGATCAATACAACGGAGATCTCCCGTGGATCCCTGATCTGGGCTCAGCATCAGACATGGGATGAGGGCGTCTCCGGTATCGTGGAAAACGCGGATGAGTACGAGATCACGGTCCGTTATCTGCCCAGCAAGCAGAACGTACAGAACCACTTCATCATCTACGCGGCGGAATTGTCTGCCGGAGCATGGAAGGTAAGGTACTCATCCGATGGACTGGAAACCGTATCATCGTACGGCATCAGCACGGATACGACGGAGGCAGGTGATTCGAGTGGATCTTAACGGTCTGGCCTATCACCGGCTTGCCTCGAATACGGAGCTGACGGCTTTGCTTGCCACGTACGACGGCGGACCGGCCATATTCAACTCGGAATTCCCGAACGACCAGCAGAGCGGATGGGGAGGATCGGAGCAGTATCCGAGAATCGACTATCGGTTTAACCTGCAGGTCAACCCAGAACGATCTTCCTCAGGATACCTGAGCGTATCGGTTTATACAGAGAATAATCAGCTTCTGTCCGATCAGATAGAAACACTTGTCAGAAGGAGCCTGAAGGATATGCTCATGAAGCCATCTGATGGGGCTCCTTTTTGCGTGTCGTGGGCACGATCAGATGGCTTTCTGCTGAATGGAAACGCCATTCTGGCCAGAGATATCACGTTCGATATTCTCGAATATCCAGATCAGCAGAGCACGGATCCCGACCCGATCATGGCGCTGTCGACATACATAAAGGACATTATTCCCGATGCCTACGTTATTGGCGTTGACAGGATCGGCGATTACACCGACCCTGCCGACGCGCCCGTTTTCTACTGCCATCTTGAGAACATCGCGCTGGACATAACCGGATACTCGCAGGCGGAAATCACATGGTTCAACACCCAGATATCCGTCCATCTGCTCAGCCCGGACGCTTCGATGCGTCTGAAGCTGATCACCGGCCTTTCTCAGCGTATCGCGAGCGATGGCGAAATCATCATGCTGGATGACTCCCCGATGACTATTTCCGGTCTGACGGTGAATAACCGCTCTGACTACCTCAGGGACGGCCAGATGGTTGTGAACGGGCATTACGGGGCACTGAAGGATGCGTTCAAGGATCCGGGCCTTAGGAAGATCACCCTGTCGGACAACTGGTAATTCCGGAACGAAAGGAGAATTAAATGGCGAAAACCAAGATTAAAGCGGCGGAAACCACAGCAGCTCCGGCTGCGGAAACGCCTGCCGCTGTGGCCGAAGCACCGAAAGAAGCAGCTGCCCGTGAGGACACCTACTCCGTAGAGGAGCTTAAGGCCGCGTCAAAAGAAGTTTTTAAGGTACCAAGTGAGGTTACTGGGGCGGCACTTCGAAACGTGAAAACGCCAATTTCCGTATCGGAAGCGAAGGCCCTGATTGAAGCATTCATGAACAAGGAGGTCAAATAACAATGGCTGGATACTTTTCTATTGGTGAAACAAAAGTCCGTCCCGGCGCATACTTCAATGTCCAGAAAAACGGCGACACCGTTGAGTCTGGCGCGATCAACGGCGTTGTGGCGGTCCTTTTCCAGGCAGACATGGGCCCGCTGGGCGAGGTAGTAGAGCTGTCCCGCACAGAAGGCTATGAGAAGAGATACGGCACGGGCGGCACAACCGACACCATCCGTGAGGCAATCTACGGCGGCGCTTCCACAATCGTGGCCTGCCGTGTCGGATCCGGCGGTGCGGCGGCATCCCTGGAGCTTACGGCGGTTACCGGCAAGGCAACCCTCAAGGCCAAGACTCCGGGCGCGGCGAATTTCACCGTAACCATCCGCAACAAGCTGGCAGACAGCATGAAGAAGGAGTGCATCATCTATCTGGATGAGTCTGAGTTCGAGAAGGTTTCCTTCGCGGCAGGAGATGATGAGGTGGCGGCGCTTGCTGCAGCACTGAAATCTTCCAAGAACTTCACTCTGGAAGTCGGCACATCTTCCGGCGTTCTGACGAACATCACCCAGTCCGCGATGACCGGCGGAACGGCTGTGACCGTAGCGAACGGAGATTACTCCAACGCTCTGGCCGAGATCGAGAAGTACTACTTCAATTCGATCTGCATCGACACCGAAGATTCCGATGTGGCCGCTCTGGTAGTCGGCTTCCTGAACCGTATCTACGATGCGGGGCAGTTCGGTGTGGCATTCCTGGCAGATAAGCCGTCCGTTGAACTCGAGACCCGCGAGGCCACTGCGGCAGCTTACAATGCTGAGAACGTCGGCTACATCCTTAATGCCGATGCAGTAGCGGGCGACGATGAGCTGACAGGCCATCTGGTAGCTGCTTACACTGCCGGTGTTTATGCCGCCGCTGAGGCGAATACCTCCATCACCCATACCGTAACGCGGTACACGGAGCTGAAGGAACGCCTGACCAACTCCGAGATGGAAGCGGCTGAGCAGTCCGGGTGCCTGGTTCTGTCTGTATCTCCGGATGGAGGCGTATGGTACGACAACGCCATCAACACGCTGATCACACCGGACGGCAACCATGACACAGGCTGGAAGAAACTCCGCCGTGTAAAGACCCGCTATGAGCTCCTTTACAGAGCGAACTCTGTTGCGGATCAGCTTGTCGGCAAGGTCGACAACGACACGAACGGCCGCGCGACTATCCTCTCCGCTATCCAGAATGTTGGAAACGCGATGATCACGGAAGGAAAGCTCCAGAGCTGCGACGTTGAGCAGTCTGCGTCCATCACAGCTGACGGCGACACCTGCGGATTTGATATCGATGTGGTCGATCTTGACTCCGCTGAGCATATCTACCTGACGTATTACTTCCAGTTCAGCACGGTTGTAGCGGCCGCGACTGAGTGATGGAAGATCTGAAAAAGGAGGAAGATAAACATGCTGAATAAAAGAGCAGCTACCGATGCACGTCATTCGCGTTCCGGCAAGGACGCCATGATCTACGATGGAAGCGGCAACGCACTGGCACAGGCGGACAGCTTCACCTCGACAGCATCCTTCAATAACAACAACTACAACCCACTCGGCCAGAACAGAGACCTTGAGGTTAACAACACCGTCGGCGTCAAGATCACGATCGATGAGATCGTGGTACTCGACGGATGGCTGTTCAACCAGCTGATGTCCGCAATCGCGAACGGAGAGTCTCCGGTTCTTACCGTTTCCGGTGTCATTGAAGGACGCAATGGCAGTCAGGAGCGTGTGGTTTATCGTGAGTGCATCTTCTCCGGTGACTCCGATATCCAGAAGGTTGAGACGGGCGACGTTCTGAAGCGTCAGTTCAGCCTTCACTGCAACGGCAACATCGAGAATAAACAGCAGCTGTCCATCTGACGGCGGCGCTGACGGCTTAAAAATCAGAACCTAAGCACAGGGCGGGGCAACAGGCTCCGCCTTTATTCTTTTATCGGGAGGAAATAACGTATGGCATACGAACCTGAAACAGACGAAAAGCTCACTGACGACGAAAAAGAAGAGATGAGACAGAACATCCTCGAGAATGAGGACGACTATATTGCCGGACTTTTGGCGGCGGCAAAGGACATCGAGGACGATGTACTGCCGATCGAGATCCGAAGAAAAGGGAAACTGTTCTTCACTTTCCACATTCATTCGCTCGATGAGCAGGAGCTGACCGATATCCGTAAGAAATATACCAAGTACACGAAGAACCGCAGGAACGGCGTTCGTGTAGCGGAGGATATCGACAACGTGAAGTTCCGCGCGTCCCTGATCTATAACTCCACTACGGATGAGGACAAAAAGAAACTATGGGACAACCAGAGGATCTGGAAAGGTCTGGAAGCACAGGGGAAAGTGATCATCAACGCCCTTGATGTTATTCAGTCGGTTCTCCTTCCCGGAGAAATTGACTGGATCATGGACCAGATCGACGACTTCAACGGCTTCAATAACAACGAACTTCAGGCAACAGCAAAAAACTGATAATGGCCGGAGGACAGGCGACGCTCCTTCACTGGATATTCCAGAAGCAGGGCATCCTTCCTCATGAGGTTATGGCTCTTCCGCCGGGCGAGAGGGCTTTCCTGTTCGCATCGACGAGGATCGTGATTGAGGCCAATCAGAAAAATAACCATGAATAATTAATAAAGGGAGGTGAGACAGATGGCGGAGACGATCAAGATAGAGATCCCTGTATCCGTGCAGGATAATACGGGATCAGCCATATCCGGGATCCAGAGCAAGCTGACAGCCCTGGAGAAGTCATCACAGAAGGTCTCCAAAATGATGATGGGATCCTCCGGCACCAGAAAGACAGGCATTGAACGCTCCCTTGAGAAAATGCAGAGGCAGATGGACCAGATCGCCGGAGCTACCCACAGGATTGAACTCAGCGCTTCGGATGATGCCACTCCCGTCATCAATTCAGTAGAAGATCAGGCTTCACGGCTGGGAGGCATGTCCGCCACGGTCGATGTCAATGCTGATGATAACGCCACAGGAGTGATGGGCGATGTCGATGACGCGGCGGCAGCTCTTAACGGTTCCGAGTCCGAAGTCGAACTCGGGGCAGAGGACAATGCCACCGGCGTTATTGGTGATGTGGATGACGCCACAGCGGCTCTCAATGGGGATCAGGCAGTCGTTGACGTAGGCGCGGATGATAGCGCAACCGGAATCATCAATGATGTCGACGATACTCTGTCTGCCCTCAATGGCGATGCTGCGGTTGTTGATGTGAGCGCAGATGACAACGCAATAGGAGTGATCAATGATGTCAGCGACGCGGCGGCGGCTCTTAACGGGCAGGAAGTAAACGTCGTGATCAATGCCGTTGACAACGCCACGGATACGATCCAGAACGCCGCCTCGAGCGGATATAATAACGCGACCGGAGCCATCACAGCGGCCGCAGGAGCCGCAGGAGTATCCCTTTCGGTTGGTTCTGCGGTATCCAATTATTCAAGCTTCGAGCAGGGCATGAGCGAGGTAAAGGCTATTTCCGGCGCTACTGAGGACGAGTTCGCAGCTCTGACACAGAAAGCACAGGAGATGGGCGCGACAACCAAGTTCACGGCTACCGAATCGGCTGAAGCCATGAAGTATATGGCTATGGCAGGATGGAAATCAGAGGACATGATAAGCGGTATCGGAGGCATCATGAACCTGGCGGCGGCATCCGGTGAGGACCTTGGCAGTACATCCGATATCGTAACCGACGCGCTGACAGCCTTCGGGCTTTCAGCCAAGGACTCCGGTCATTTCGCGGACGTTCTGGCAGAAGCATCCGCCGATTCCAACACGAATGTCGCCATGCTGGGCGAGTCGTTCAAGTATGCGGCACCGCTCATGGGCTCCATGGGCTATTCTGCGGAAGATACGGCTACCTACCTTGGACTAATGGCCAACGCCGGCGTCAAGGGCAGTATGGCCGGCACGACGCTCAGAACGGCTATCTCTAATCTGGCGGCACCTACAAAGGCAATGCAGACTGCCATGGATAAGTACGGCATTTCCCTTACGGATGAGCAGGGCAATATGAAGACCCTCTCGGGCGTTATGGATAATGTCAGA